TTCTCAAACAGGTATGTGTACCGAAAGTGGGCCAGTTCGCCGCATATCTCGCATTCCTTCCTCGCGCGGATCGATCTGACTGTCTTCGTCTCCCCCTCGCCAGGGAGCACATCAAGTGTTGCGACTTCCATGCTGCCTCCTTACGCTACTTCCTCCATTGTGCCGATCCCACACTCGGGGCAGATACCGTCTCCGTCTATCCCTACACACTCTTCGCGAAACCGCGCCGCCTTAGCGCAATGCTCCGCCCATGCTTCCCCCGACATCGTGTGCTTGCAGTCGGAGCACCGGAGCGTTCCTTCCGGCGCGGGCACGAACAGCTTGCCGCCGACTTCGATCTCGACGAGCTTGCCATTGCGGTAGCCTGCGAGAATCGCAGCGCCTAGCATAGTCTCGGGATTAACTCGCAGCGCCACGTAGTAGTATTCGCCGATCCATACGCCGCCTGTTGGTTGCGTCATGATTCACCTCGGGCCTTGGCGAGCTGCTTGTCGATTCGGCGAATCCGCCGTTCAAACCAGTCGACGCCACGTCCTTCCCCTGAACACGCAACGACATTCATCTCGACGCGCAGTTGTTCGAGTAGCTTGTCATGCCCTGGCGCGGCGGCGAAGCAATTAGCATACGCCCGCCCCTCAATTCCGTCCTCGTCAATCGGCATGACGTCCGCGATCACAAACCCGTCTGTGCGCCTGATCGTATAGCCATGGTGACAATCACTTGGATACATCTTCGCGGAAACGATTAGCTCTTTGTCCATCACCACACCTCCCCTAGCACGTGAGATACTCCCGGCCCAACTGGGCTCTCGCGGTAGTCCGGCTCAACAGGGTACGGATCGTCATACTCCTCATATTTGAGCATGTGATCGAAGATGTCTTGCTCGCGTTGCATCAGCCCGCCCAGATATGAGTGATCGCGCTCGATCGCGTAGCTATCGCGGCCCTTGTGGTAGTAGACATCCTTGCCGTTGATCTTCAGAACGAACTTCCAGCCTGCGTAATCACTCATGGGGCCTCCGTGATCTCCGTTGCATGAACCAAATGGCCGAACGAACCGATCTTCCCGTACAGGACCTCGTCATCGATGGGAATATCGTACGATTGGAAGCTTGATCGCATCGCATATACGATGGCTGCTGGATTCCCTTTTGCGAACATCCAGGATCCGCCCGTTACGCGATCCCACCAATCCTTAACGCGGAACTCCGATCCACCGAAATCTGGAACCTGTGGATGTGTGGCATCGCTGCGGATGCGGACAACATTCCCCGCGTGTTCACTACTCTCATTGTGCTTGCTCATGGTGCCTCCTCATGCAGCTTCACGCCTAACGCCTCTTCCAGCGCCGCAATCGCCCGCTCGGATGGCACGTGACGGTCATGCTCCCAATCGAGAATCGAGCCCTGCGTGTAGCCACACAGCTCCGAGAGTTTGCGTCGCGTCCACTTCCGCCGCTCTCGCGCCTCACGAATCCTGTCGCCGATGGTCATGTGACCTCCTCTCCTCGGGCCTTGGCAAGGGCGATTTCTGCATCGTCCATATCTATGCGGACAGCGATCACGTCTGGATCTTCCTGATCATGTTTGCATTGCAGACAGTCAGCCGACAAGGACAATACTTCAAGCGCCTCATACATCTCCGGCGCGGCGGTGATCAGATGGGCGTTGGCTAGGTTCTCTTTCCAGACGGACTCCCAATCCACGTTCTTTTGATATCCACCCGCACTTGCCACGCCACGCCCTGTCGCTTTCTGATGGACGTGAGTTTCTGCGATATCAGAGATCTCCCACGGCCCCTTCGTGAACTTCGTCTCGCTCATCGCCTTACCTCCTTCGAGATCCAAGGCAGCTGGCCGGATTCCCCACCCGACTCCTTGATCGGCCTTGAGATGTTCGTCCCGGGCGGTTTGTCACATTGCCTCGTATTGCCTGACAGGGCTCGGAGTCTGTACGCCACGAGCTTTGCATCCTGGCCGAGGGGCTTGTTGCATCCCCCGCTACTTCTGCGCCGGACGCTGTCACGTCCCAGCCACCTTGGTTCATCTCGTTGCTCCATGAGTAACACTCTACACGATTTCGTATACAAAGTCAAGGGACATCCGTCACCTCGAAGATTAGTAACTCGTATAGGCCATCACGACGGCGGCTAGATTAGCGACTAACCACTGCGAAGGCGAATTAGTGAGTAGCCCGACCAACGGCGCGGTTAGTAACTAATCGAACACTAGCAAGATTAGTAACTAATACATGGCAAGGTAATATTAGTAACTAACAACCAAGGTGATGGATTAGTCACTAAGTCTACTCGCGGTGGAATAGTGAGTAAGGTAAGCATAATTACATTTAGTGACTAATCGGAGAGCGAGCGGAACTAGTAAGTAATCGAAGCGGATAGTAGTTAGTAACTAATCCCGCAGTATAGTAAAGTAGTCACTAATGATACGCGGTAAGACAATAAGCACTAATGTGGGTCTACGGACGAATAGTGACTATAAAGGAAACGGGGCGGGATCTCTCCCGCCCCGCATCTCCCGGTGTGGCTCACTCTCAGCGGATTGCTCCGCCTGAGATCAGCACCATAGTCCTGTCGGTCCCACTGGGATCCCCCATTCGCCATCGATGTAGAACCAATCGATCGGCACGTCGAACTCCCAGGATGCCTCCAACGCACCCTCATGGGCCTTCCATCGCACGATATACGTCCCCGGCCTATCGATGCGGTGGGCGACGATCCGGCCCTCTTGTGGCGTCGCGCCTGTTTCGTCGAGAACGTAGCTTCCCGGCTCGCCCATTTCAGGACAGACGAACTCAACCTTGAGAATGTCGGCCTTGGCCGTCGCGGTCACTAACGCCGATTGCGAAGGCATCACCAGGAACGAATGCGTCTGACACGCATTCCACGGATAGCCCACAAGCGGATAAAGCGGATACGGTAAGCCACTGACCGGCTCGATAGGCGCGGTCCATCCGAAGAATACGACACGCTCATTCTCGCCACGGTCTCCTGGATGGAAGATCGTATCGGTCTCCGTCTTCACGAAGCATTGAACGGTCAACCCATCAAGCGTCCAACGCGTGTCGTCGGACAATCCGGCAGGATTCCCGTATTGATCGCGGTACGTTCTGAAATCCAGCACGTAGAGATCTCCTGGCTGGACATTCTCGTATCCGAATGGCATCCCATTGATCCGAGGCGCGTAGATTGTCCCCTCGGTCAACAGACGCACAACGGGTTCTGTCACTGGATCTGGCAATGGATCAATCAACCAAGTACACCCGGAGAGGGCGGCAAGCAGCACTACTACGATGCTCAAAGCCAGCATGCGTTTTTTCATTCGTATCACCCCTTCAAAGAAACACAGGGCGGGCCGAGGCTCTCACTCGACCCGCTCCTGCGCAAGGAGGCTGCATGTGTGCGCATCACACGCAACGTTGTTCATTCTACCAGTCGACTAGGAATCCGACCGTCGGCACGAGATCCAGCGTCATCAAGTCTAGCTCGCAGCCGAACCATGCTGAAAGTGGGCCGACGTATCCTTCGGCGAACAAGCCCGTGGACCACGTATCAAGGGCCAAGTCTTCAACCGTTTGACCGGGACGTAGTGGCTCGAATGCCACCGTCTGCGTAATCGTGAAAATGCATCCGTAGACCAGAGATCCCGTCTGATTGACCGTGACGGCTTGCTCCCATCCGAGAGAGACGTCCAAATCGAAAATCCAGGGATCGTTGTTCAGCACAATGTCCTCATTTGTGTGCTGTGCATCAACGATGAACGTCCAGTCCGAATTGCCGATCCGTCCGCCGAAATCCCAGCCAGCGATAAGCTCGGGCTGGGCCGTCAATCCTACGTTCTCTACTCCGAAGTATGGCCCACATATCGCGAGGGCCGACAATCCCAACAGTACCGCTGCAATCAAAGCCAAAGCACGTTTCATGTTCCCTCCTCAGATCCCGACTCCGGGATCATCGAATAGCTTACGCACGAATGCGTCGATCTTCGTCCATGCTATCGCAAACGCTCCCTGCCAATCCGGACCCATCGTCTCGAACAGCTTTCTGATATGTGGGCGGACAGCATCCGCCAGCTTGAGGGGATCGACCTGCGCCAGTAGGGAGACCGCGATCTCCGCTGCCTGTTTCCGTGCCAGTTTCAGCGCTATCTTCAGCGCTTGCTTCTTCAGCCAATCGAACATCAACCCACCTCCTTGTACTCGGATTGTACCATAGGTGATCGGTGAAACCAAATCCATCTACGCCTCATCCTCGTCGGGGAAATCCGCTCGATCCGTAGCGCGACGCTTCCGCCCGTTGCGAGCTACCAGTTCGACAATCTCCTTTACGTCTTTCGCCTTCATCCCATTCGATTTCGCCGTGACTACCATGTGAGCAGTGATCGACCGCTCCAGTTTCTTCACCGCAGGTTCTAGGCGCACCAGCACGAAGATAGCTACGAATGCCGGGAAACCAACCTTACCGATGAAATCTCCGATTGCGCCTAAATCCATTGTATCCTCCTAGAAACCGGCCGCCTTGATCCCCGGACTGACGGCAACCCCGCGCCACTCTGAGTTGACATACGGTTGCCATGTCCACTGTTCCACCCCGCCTGAGTTGTTCTTGCGTATTACCGCATTCGTGCCACCGAAAGGCCCATGGCATGAGTACACGTTGCCGAAGGCGTCGACGGCCAAGCCCCGCGACGTGCCCGCTGGCTGATCCCTCCAAACGTCCGCCCCATTCGATAATGTGAATTTGCCTACATCCCCTCGCGATCCGTTGACGTAGTACCCGTATCCATCATGTCCGATACGCACTGCGTACAGTTCACCACCCTTCGACGTTGACCAGGAGACAAACCCGGTCGTTGAGATTTTCCGTAGCCAGCCATTTTCGTCCCCGATATAGAGAGAAGGCGTTCCTTCGTCGATGGCGATCGAATAGCAATGAGCGCCAGAGTTCAAGTAGACGTTTGACCCATTCCCGTTGACAACGAGGAATCGATAGATCCGTCCGTCCCCGTTGACTCCATATGCTCCGTAGACCTGGCCTTCGCTATAGTCAACAGCTAGGGCGTTGACTGCCCCGACGTGAGGTGTTTTCGACCAGACCAGACCACCAGCCGAATTGATCTTCCTCACGTTGCCCTGGGCGCTGCCCGCGTAGACGTTGCCATCAACGTCCACGCACACTGAAACAACCGCACTTGTGAAGCCTGTGTACTTCCAGACCTGAGTGCCCGCCAGATTGAACTTGTAGAGGTTATCGGAACACGCCCAATAGGAGTTGCCGTCGTCATCACACGCCACATCTGCTGGATTCGCGATTGTTCCGCCCGTCTTCGGCCAACCCGCGAGCACGTTTTGGTTGTCATCGATCCCGTAGAGGTTGTCCGCGTCTTGCTCGCCGCTCCAAATGTACTTCTCGCCAATCGGTACAGGTTTCCAATCGCCGCCGATGTTCACATAGTTCGACGTGACCAGTTTCCAGTCGCCGCCTATGTTCACGTACTCGGTAGTGACTAGTTTCCAGGCTTCCCCGACTTTCACATACTTGACTGTCGCCATGGTTACGCCTCGTACCGTACCCAGAGATCGCCATACCCGCCCTCGCCTACAGGGGCAGCGGTTGAGAAGAAGATGCTGCGAATCTGACCTGTCGTGTAGTCGGCATTGTTTTGTGCGTATGCCTTCCCGGTGAACGTCCCACCTGTTATCGGCATCTGTGCTACGTTCGCCACGTTTGCGAGTCCGACCTGCGTCTTAGTCACGCTATGCGGGTTGTCAACTAGAGCCGTATGATCCGTCACAGTCGACTTGATCGCGATGTCGCCCGCCGCGTCTGGGGCGGCTACTTTCGCCCGCCCGCTCGCATCGCGGATGACCAGCTTGCTCGCCGTCGCTGCCGATACCGCGCCATGTATTCCAGTCGTTGCGTCCACGTGCGCTTTCAGATAGACGAGGTTCTCGCCAATCTCATTGAGGTCGCCGTAGGCCACCCCGTCTACTACTGCCCAGTCTACTTTTGGTGCCGTCCAAGCCATATTGCGCCTCCTGTTCTATGTCGCCACGCCGCGTCCGTGCAAACTTAGTGTATCATCGTCCATAATGTTGTATATTTGATTCCCGGCATCGAATTGGTCGCCATCCTTCCACGCGTAATCGTCGCCACCTGTTGTATCTCGCTCTATCGTCCCCTGCGATGCAGGTACGAATACGCCGATGAAGTCTCCCGGTTCTGCGTTGATCGACAATCCAGTAATTTTGTTGTACCCAAGAGACAAGTTAGGCAATGATTCGTAATCCCTGCACGAGAGATAAATATAGCTAGCCACGTGGAAGGTCCCCACTTTATAACCGGCACCTGTTCCCTCAATGCTCGCTAGATAGATCTCCACAGTATCAACCACACCTGTCCGACTTGCTGGATTCTCTATGGCAATTAGTGTCTTTCCACCGCCTTCGCTCGAAGCACGATCTATAGCATAAGCGCCGAGAGTAATGACCTCTCTCGGGGTTACAGAAGCCGCGACAGTCACATTGGCGGTAAGAGTCTTCTTGTACAGTCTAGCCCTGCCTGCCGTGGCCGCCACAGTCACTCCGGCACTGAGCCCCTTGCGGTATCTCTTGCCAGCGGCCACGAGTCTTTGGCACGTCACACCCGCTTTCAGTCCACCGTCGTAGGAGATGTCCTGCCGTACGATGGCAAACTGATCTACAGCCAGATCTTTGTAGTCTGGAGCCAATACGCGGTCGCCCAACAGGTTGCTGATGTTTCCTCGTGCCTCCATCACCACATCATGGCGCGGGTCCTTGTAGACGGCGAGTACGGAATCGGCGGCAGCCTGAGCCTGCTCCTCCGTCTGCCAGAACTCGCTCGTGATCGGTTCGCTCAATGTCTGCTTGCTGTTCTGCGCAATGCTGTCAGCGTCCTGCGCAACCACAACGCGGCCACCCTGTACTTCGAGCAGCTTGCCCCGAATGGTCACAGTCAAGACTTGTTCGTCGCCTGGATCGGAGTTCTCGTAAGTCTGGGACATCCCCCAAGCGTAGACAGTCCTTGCTCCAAGCGTTATGTGTGTGTCGCTCTGCGTGAACACGATAGGATCGACCACATTGATACATGGCGACAGATCGAAGAAGTGCGTCTTCGTCACGGTCCCTGGACCTCCGGGTACGGTGAACGCCTCGGTGTCGAGGCAGATATCCTGCTCCGCTGACGCTACTCGTGGGTTTGCCCGCGCCTGCACATAGTTGATCATCTGCGACCACTGCAACGGATGGTCGATAGTGAAGAAGTTGGCCTGGTCGAACTCCCAGTCCTGATGGTGTGCCACGGGTGCTTCATAGATCTCAAGCACGATGATCCCGTCTCGATCACAGTAGACTTGGCCGAGTGCTGCTGCTGCGATCAGTCGCAACGCTTCCCGGTGAGACATCCGATCGAACCATGCGTAGGGTATCGTGTAAGCCCCCGTGTCGAGAACCGCATCGATCGACCAGTCCGCTGTCGTCAATCCTGCGTTAGTCATGATTGTCACCGCGAGATCGTGCAGCGTCACACTCTCATAGACTTCGGATGTCGCGAACTCCGTCCGCTGCAACCGATCGAGCGAGTCGTAGCCCTGGACCTCGGCCCATGTTTCATCTTCCCGCGTGATCCAGTCACGCGAGTAGAATACCCCCAGCGGATACCACACACGTACACCGGAAGGCCACAAGTCGGCCCCGAGCCAAGCCTTGATCGCCCGGTTGTTCAGCAAGTCTCCGTACAGCGGGCTCTCATAGTTCCCTGCCGAGAACTTGCCATCAATGTTGTTTAGCCGCAGGGTGATCACATTGGTCGATACGTTGCCCTGGGGAATCGTCGTTCCGGCGTATTCCATCTCTTCGAGCACCCGGACTGACACGATGTCCCCATTCTCGGACAGGTACGTCTCCTCGATCGTCGTGAAGAACTGTGCAATCTTGACAACGGACTCCGGCTCAGACCACTTCGTGATCTCCAGCACGAGTTCAATGACGTTGTCATGCGGCGGCGTGAGATCCGCCGTCCATGTGTTCAAGGTGTTGCCGGTCACTATCTCATTGTGAACCAATCCCCCCGCATCGTAGAGCTTCACCGTGAAGTCCACCGGATACTCATTGAGCTTGTCGTCTCCGACGACCAGCAGAGTCGTCATCAGTCGCGCCGCGAAGGTGATCGTGAGCACGGCCACACCTGGAGCTATGTTCCCCGTCACGGCGTCCGAGAGCGTCGCGCCCCACCATCCGACGCTGATCTCCTGATTCGACGGCAGTGGATGATAGGTGCCGTCAAGCACGTTCTCATGCAGGGAGAACCACTTGTATGCCGTCTCAGTGACGTTGTCCAGCGTCTGGGCCGGATAGGTGAAGCGGCCCGTTTCCGACGCCTCTGCGACAATCCCAGCGGAGAAGTACGGATCGGTGTAGGTGATCTGGGCCTTGGCGTGGATCTGGCGAATGGTCTGATTCATCAGCCAGTCGATGTCGTACAGGAACCAGGAGAATCTACTATCTACCGTTACGTTGGCGGTAGCCTTCTTGAGGACCTTGCGGACTACCGTTGCCGAGACGGTGACGCCGCCCGAGGGAGCCTTGAAGATCTTCCGGACGATATTGCTGACGACCGTTACGCTGGCGACGAACGCCCGGATTGTGATCGCCTTGATGACGCTGGCTGTCACCGTGACGTTTGCCGCACCCAACGTTCTCGTGACGTTCGTGATCCCGCGTGCAGCTGCGACGGTCACATTCGTTGCTATCACCTTGCCGACAGAGAAGGGCCGCATCGATGCTGCAACTGTCACCGCTGACGCGAGTACCTTGCCGCCCTTCCGGACGATACTAGCTATCACGGTGACTGACGCGGTAAATGCCCGAATCGTCATCGCCTTGATGACACTCGCTGCGACCGTGACATTCGCCGCGTCTACCGTTTTCGTGATCGCCGTCATGCCGCGAGAAGCAACTGCCGTGACAGAAGCGGTCAAGACTTTGCCGACAGAGAATGGGCGCATTGAAGCAGCGACGGTAACCACCGCCGCGAATGTTCGAACGCTTTTCCGGATAACGTTAGCTGCTACAGTAACCGATCCAGTAAGCGCCCGAATCACCATGGCTTTAAGGGCACTGCCAGTAACCGTTACGTTCGCCGCATGGAGCACCTTGACGAATACGGTCACATCCTCTTCGGACGCGCCATAGCGGGTCGTGCCGTATCGGTTATGGCCATACATGGGGACCTACTTCGCGGGCTTCTTCTTTCCGGTGTCTACATCGATGTCCTCCACGTTCTCGAAAGCGAGGCCGATGTTCGCCTTGACCCAGTTCTCCTTCGTGAGAAGTGCCTGGGGATGGGCGTATGCAGCCTTGAGCTTGCTGAAGTCGGTGTCTTCGAGGTCGATCGTTGGCTTTTTGTGATCCGCCAAGCGTAGGCCAATCTTCCAGAGGATCAAGGAATCTCCCATCGCAAGCATCGCGACAGCCTGAATCGTGTCCATCAGAAGAGTCCGGATCGTCCAGTTAACCGGCTTGCTTTCGTCGTCGAACTCCTTGATGTATGGCGTTCCGTCGAGTTGAACTGCTTCCCCGTCAATGCGCAATCGCTTCATTATGCCTCCTTCCCCTATACGGGGACACCTATTTGTACCCACTCCACGCCAGTATACATCAAGATTTCCTCATCGAACGTGTTGATCTCTATCATCCCCGCATTTGGAGTGGCCGTTCGCCCGGTATCCGCCTTGATGACGACACCACATATGATCTGTTCGTAGCTATTCGCCCCATTCTCGCCCATCATGTGGAAGCCAGCATAGCCAGCAGCGGCATTCACATCCTTGACGTAGAGATAGGCTTGGTCGTCAGTGTGCGCTGCGGGCGGATTCGCCGTCAACGCCACCGTAAGACACCCTTCCGCCGTGCCATCCAAAGTCGCTGTCCCGAGTCCAAGATTGCCTCTCGATCCCTCAAAAAAGAGACCATTGATATTCCCATCGGACTCCACGCGCACGTCGCGATCCGCGCTATTCTCGTTGATGACCAGTGCTGTACTCGTCAATTCTAGCCACGTATTATTCCATGCAGGGCCGACGAAGAATCTCGTGAACGCGTCTGCGGAACCCATAGTTCCAATTTGGCATAGGTTCGTACCAAGGTTCCCCTTAAACTGGAAGACGTTGATCCAACCACCGGCTGCGCCACTCCAGTTGATATAGCCTGTGCCGAGCAACTCGATAGGTCGCGTGCCGTCCACTGTAAAGCCCGCGCCCGCTGTTGGATTTATGTAGGCCGCGCCATTTGTACCAATCCGGAAGTTGGTACTGTATGCCCCACCGTTGATCGATGATTGGAAATCAAGCCAGCCAGTAGGTGCTGCTGCACCCTGAACTGGGCGGACGAAACGGCGGAAAGACACAGCCATTGACGAGGTGGTATCAGTCTCCCAGCCGTAGCCAGTCTGAATGTGCGGTGGTGAGTATTGCTGTGCGCCATCTGCTGCGACCGTCGTATTGATCAGCTTGAGGCCACCGCTGGGAGTCGTCCCCAGCGCCGTCTTCGTGATGTCCAGCCGCTTGCTCGCGTTGACCCAGACGAGACCTGAGTCGGTCTCAAGCACACCCGATTCTTCGAAGAAGATCTCGCCCGCTCCCGCGCCCGCAATCGGGGCCATGATTTGTCCGATCTCATCCGCCGCACAAAGGATCTCAATGTTGCTTCCGATCGGCCACACGTAAGCTTCATCGCCTACGGTTACATTCTTGGCGACTGCGTAATCAGCGGCACCGCCGCCCATCGTCAGAACGTTCGCTGCCTTCGTCGTATAGATGACAAGACACCACTTCGTGTTATTCGTGTTCCGAATCCGGACAACATGAGCAGCGCTCGGAAACAGCGTTGCATCCGCCAACGTAATCGTGTCATCCGTCCCACGCGTGAAGCTCGCCGCCAACGTTGACTGACACTCATTCACACTAGGCGCAGCCAGGGTAGTCATATTCCACCTCCCGTAAGGCTACACCTATAGCTGGTTGTACACTGCGTCGATAGTGAACTCGATCGAGTCTCCCGTCGTCAAGTTGATCACGTCGAACGTGCCATGGAGGTAGAGATACCCAGCTTCGTCCGTTTCATGTGCGTACCACCCAACCTCTTGAATCGCCCTCGCTGCACCCGCCGTAAGCGTAGCAACACATTGGAGCGTATCACCCGTCGTGGCTGTGTCCTCCTGAGTCCTAGTATTGGCACCCGCCTCAGTGTCAGCCCGAGCCTCCGGTGCCTCTGCTCCCAGAGTAGTATCAACCTTCTCCGCCGCCGTGCCGTCCGTGCCCCAACCCACCCACCTCGGCTTCTCCCCTATCGCAGTCTTCAGCAGGTTGTCCACGCCGATCTGCAATCCTTGGTCTACCACGTACACTACATCAGCCATGTCTACTCTCCTTCGCTAGCTCGTCCAACCGTTTCCGGCCCGCTTTGCTTTTCTCGATGTCTTCCGGCGTCTTGTCCGGCCCCGCAACCTGTCCGAGGTCGATCACTTCGCCGTTCGCCTTCGTCACAACTGCCCGGACTGTAGCTACCGGTCTCTTCACCTTGCCTGTAACCCGCATCTAAACCTCCTCTATCGTAATCGTTCCTGCCCACAACCATTGGTCCATTGCCAACACCCGGCGCAACTTGAATGGTCGGAGCTTCACCACATACGTATCCGTTGAATCATTCTCGTTTTCCACGATCAGGCTCAATACCGATGTGACCCCAATAGCGTAGAGCGCCTTGAACGTGTCACGCGTTGTCTGCAACATCGCCGTATAGGAAAGCGCGAACTCCTTCTTCGTCGCGATCGTATCGATCACAAGATCGCCGTTCGCTACACGGCCTTCTCGGTTAATCGCGAAGTCCTCCTCGTCGAATGCCTGCCAACCCGTCTCGAATAGCGTCTCCGAGTCCAACGGCCCCAACCAGAACCTGCCTTTTATCGCGCTCATGCCGTCACGATCACCCCGCCGCGTCGGTCGTTCTCTTCCAGGAATGGATTGAATAAAGCACGCGCCATCTCCCGGCCACCCACATTGAAGACGACCGCCCTCTTTGGTTGTCTACCGAGGGCCTCCATCATCGCATTGTAGGCACCGGCCTCCACTGCTTGCCCGATCATCCGATAGTCGATGCGCATTCCTTCGCGTTGTTCCGGCGTCATCACTTGCTCATGACCGTGTGCTACGATAACATGCGGTTCGCCTTTCGGCCCAGGCACGATACCGCCCGCCGCATAAGTCCCTACCTGTAATCCAGTTTCTGTCGGCGCTATTCCCAGAAGGAAACGCAGAACCTTGTCAAGCTGTTTCCCGAACTGATGGGTTATCTTTGGATCGATAGACCCGTACAGCAAGGGGACAGCCAGAGCCGCAAGCGGCCCTAAATCCAATCCAGCTACGGCCGTATTCGTGGCTTCTATTGCCAGCCCAGCCTCACTCGCTAATCCCCAGAGGTTATCCACTACGCCCTGTATTACTTGGTCGATCCCAGATTGTACGATAGCATCGACCATATCCTTGAAGCCTTGCTCGACAACATCAGTGATCTCAGGACGTACTTCCTCATAGGCTGCAAGTTCGTCTGCTAGGGCCTGTTCGCGATCTTCTTCATTCTTTTCGATGTTGCGGGTATACTGGCCGTCAAGATCCTCAAGCTTGCGTGTATGATTCAGCAATGCGTCCTCAAGCCTTGCTTGCTTCTCAGCCTCCAGTACGAGCTTTTTCTCGGCTGTATTGGCAGCGCCCTCTTCAACCCGTCGCCAATACCAAATCTCAATGTCTTCCAAGCGGCGAGTGTACGCAGTCTTAGCGCTCGCGCGCCTTTCCTCATCAGTCCTGTTGATATTCGCTAGACGATCAAGTGCGCCCTGGGTGATGTCCTCCATTCGTTGGAAATGATCTTCCTCGGCATCCTGAGATTTGCGGTGGAATGTCCCGAGTTCCCATAGAGTGTCAGCCAACGCCGAAGAGATGATGTCCTTGTACTCGGTTCCCCACTCCTCTGCTGATTCCTTAGTTGCATCGTCTATCTCTTCTATCGCCTCCACGATGGCATCGCCAGCCGTCTCTACGTCCTCGCCTAACCCTAGCCAGCCTTCTCTTAACCGATTCAGCACGGGCCACGTCTCGCCTAGAGTGGAAAGTAGTACATCGATCGAAAGCCTCGCGGCGTTCATCCGCTCCTCAATCGGAACGTCTTCCAATGAATCGGCAATTTCGTCTAAGCCCGCGGATAGCCTATCCAGAGCAGGCTTTGGTAATTCCGCAAACTGCACAAATCCCACTGCTGCGTCCTCAACCATAAAGAGAAGATGTGCAATGACTTGTTCCGCCGTTCGTGTCGCTGATGGAATGTCATTGAACGCCTCTTGCAAGTATCCGATGGTACGCTCAAGCACAGCGGCTTTCCCTCCAGCGGCCTCGATGGTATCACCGAACTCAGCCATCGCATCGATGATTTCGCGTTTGGGCGGCCTCAGCGCAGCAATCGCTACTCCGATCGCGATAACCGCTGCCGGAATAGGATTCGCCGCAATCCAGATCGCCGCGAAACCAGCCGCAATCGCCATCAGTGCGATCTTCACCGTCTTGCCATTCTTGGACAGCCATTCGAGGCCCGAGATGATGCCGTCGAAGATCGCCTTGATCCGATCCCCGATCTCCTTCTGATTGTCCTGTAGCCACGTCAGAAGTTTCCCCATCTGCTCTGCGAGATCCTCACCAATGTCCAGTCGCAGGTTCTGCCACCACACCTTGAGTTCATTGAGCTGATACTGAATCCCGGCAGCCATCTCTGCGTAGGCCGCATCCGCCGCACCGGTCGCGTCCGACATCTCGTCTAGGATGTCTCTCAGGCTGCCAAGCGCGACACCGCTTAGGCTCAACATCGCTTGCTGTGCTTCCAGGTTGGAGGTCAACTCGGCGATGGATACACCGGCGTCTACCGCTGCGTCCTCTAGGATCTCGATGACCCCGGCGATATCTCCACCCGCTGCGATGTACTCCTGGAAGGATACTCCTGCCGCTTCGGTGAAGACTTTATTCAGCTCCTTGCCCTCGAACGCGACCTCGTTCAGCAGGGAACGGATCTGTGTCATTGCGACGCGCATCGGGACACCGGCTAGGGTGATTTGCGCGGCGGCCCCAGCGACGTTCTTGAACGATAGACCGATCTTCGCGGCGATTGGGACGGCCTGGAACATGCGTGCCGAAAGCTCCTCGAAGGTCGTCTTCCCGCGCTTGACGGCGGTGAACATGATGTCGGCGACTTCCTGCGCATCGATGACTGCTTCGCCGTATGCGTTCGTCACCGATGTCAGACCATCGACGGCCACTTCCAGCTCCGTCACGCCTCCGATGGCCGCCTTACCCGCGATCTCCATGAACGTAAAGACATTCTCTTTCGGGATTCCCGCGCTGATCGCTTGGTACAGGGCTGGGACGACCTTCGTCGGCAGCACTGCAATCGTCTCAGCGAGATCCCTGACATCCGCCGTCATCTGCTCCTTCGCCTCAGCAGATAACTGGGGCATCAGCGTGAAGACTTCGCGCATCCCCGTGTCGAAGTCGACGAACGTCTTAACCGCTGAGACACCGAAGGCGACGATGGCGGCTGTAGCAGCGAGCGCAGCCCGCTTCGCATACTTCGTGATAGCGGTCCCCATCTTGTTGACGGACGACTGGAACTTGCCCATCCTAGTAGTGGACTGGTCCATCTTCGTATCGAAGTCGCGAGTATTCGCGAGCAACGAAACAGTCATCGCGCCGACGCCACCTAGAGCCATTGATCACCCCCTACCTCGATATTGTGTCGCCAGTCCTCAGCCGTGGATACGCGCGACGAAACGCCTCCCGATCCGGCGTAGTAATCGCGCTTTCGTGTTCCGCATCCGGGTCGATTCCCTGTTGCCTCGCCCATGTGCGCCATCCCTTGTCCCACCACCATACAAGCTGTTCCACGTTCATCGTCCATAGAACGATACGCGGCTCCCAGTGGTAGAGACACGTGGTCTCGCCGACGATTCTCCCTAGACTGACTGAGGCTCGTCGGTCTCCGCGTTTCCCTCTCCTTCTTCCAAGAGCCTCTCCGCCTCGTCGGTGACTGGCATCAGAACAAACTGCGTGAAGGCATTCAGCCGAGGTTGATCCAGATGCTTCATCAAGAACTCAACCGTTAGCTTCGGATTGTTCGGCGTACAGACATCGGAGACCATCTGGCATATCCTCCGTAGCTCGCCCTCAGCATCCGCCTCAGTTGCTTTTAGGATATCTTCTTTCGTCCTGTCGGAATGCTTCGCCAGGGCCAATGTCACAGCCACGGGGATAATTGAGACATCGACAACTTCGCCGCCGACTCGCGCTAGTCTCGGCTCTACTACAAGTGCATCGAAATCGTATACCCCGTCCGTTCCTTTCTTTGCCCGCATTGCGCCTCCTTACTTCTTCCCACGCCCTCGCGAAGGAGTACATCCGCCCCGGCCACGATTGGCCCGTGTACCCTTACCGCTACCGTCTCTCTTCGGTGTTCCCTTGGCCATCAATCCTCCTAGTCTGTGTCTTGCGTATCGACGATGCTGAACAACTGATCGCCACTGTCTCTGTCTGGATCAAGGACGCCCTGGTAGCGAATCGGACATACCATCAACTCCGGATCATCGTCAGGCAGGAACGTCAGGTTGATCCCCTCCATGATGTACGCCTTGTAGACATACATGATCCACGTCAAGTTTGCGACGTTTGTGTTCGTGAGCTTTAGAACCTGTGCTGTGCGAGCCGTTGTTCCGCCTGCCTTGAAGGTACGGCTTGCCGCTGCCTCCGATGTGTAGTTCGCATAGACCATTGTGCCGCTTACGATACCGCCCTTGATAGCGGTCATCGGCTCTCCCTCTCCCGCTACCGCATCGACGCATGTCTCGCTGACAGTAAGTATGGCCGTTGTAGCGGTGACAATCGTCTTGATGCCATTGTTCGTCGCGTTGGAGAATCCGGTAACGTAGATGTGGTCGCCCGGTACGAGTTCCGTACCAAACCCACTATCACCATCCGTGTACGTCTTTCCTTCCTCAGCAACTGTGACCGTTTCAATCGCTGTAACAATCGCAACTTCATCCGCCCGTGCAATTCCCGTGTCGCCATTCGGCAAAGTCGTCACAACGTAATCACAGTCACGGACGAACACTTTGCCGCCCACTACAGTCTCATCAATCGAAATAAGTGTAACCTCGCTACCGTCATAGTTCTTGTGGGCAAACGCCACGAAATCGTTATCAACCAGCGTAATCGGTTCGTGGGTGCGTGCAGTAGTTCCACCTGCGTCGTCGCTATCCGCTCCGATCCCCGCGAACGCCTCACCCAATCGCTCGATATTGATCTCACACCAGTCGCCCGCAATCTCTACCACATGGTTCTGTATCCCTTCTTCGATAACGCCTGCATTGTCGGACTTGACTGAGATCGTGTCGAAGGTTTCTCGGAATGTCGCATTTCTCAACGCGCCGATATCCGTAAACCCTTCACCATTCAAAGGATGTGTTCCGATCTCAAACTTCACCGACCCGATCCGGATAGTCTTTGAATCTGCTACATCTGTTTGCTTTTTGTAGGCCATCATTCCCTCCAATACTTAACTCTGTAATCCGCCGGGAACGTCTCCCGCCCTGTTTCTGGATCGTAAATGGGCCGACCGCTCAAGAACGTAATCTGTTCGATTGTCACTTCCGCGATTACTCCCCGATATCGCTGCAGGCAATATAGGATCTTATCGCCTAAGTCCTCCCCGTCGCCGTAACTCTCCGCCCACGCGGTCACTTGCCATCGGTCATTGGCGAGATCGACCAAGCTATCCTGTGGCCCGCTTATTTTCTGAAGCACGATACACGGCAGCGTAGGCGTCTGTGGCACACGCGGATAGATCCTGCCATCACACGCAGCATCAACGTCTGGGTCCTCCCCTAAGATCTTCCGCAATGCCACGAACACACTCACTGTGCTACCTTCCGGATCACTTGCTGTAGCGCCCGCCTAACTTCGGCATGGACCTCTTGCTTGTTCTCGTCGAGTGCAGGCCGCAGGAACGGGTATCCGTAGGTGAACTCCAACCCCCACGTGTACCAGACATCCGTACCGACCAGTAGTTCCACTCGCCCGTCCTTCTCAAGATCCCCCGCAATCCGCACTATGATGCCGGGAGTTGCTGGCATCTGTCGCACTGTGAGGCCATCGCCTTCCGGCTGGATCGGCGTCACGTCCGAACCCGCATAGCCGATATGGATTGAACGAGCCGCGTTGCCTGTCAGCTTCCGGCATCGATCCTTCGCATCATTCGAGATGACGAAGCATCCGGCGACGAGCGCGCCTGCGAACACCTTCTCGATATCGAACCCGGCTGCTCTAAGAGCATTCTGGGTCTCTTCCGTGCCCGTCACCTTCAACTCGATCATGCCACTCCTAGTCGTGCAAGTAAGCTCGGAAATGCACCGTGATCGTCGGCGCTGTAGCCTCCGACGACATCACCCGATAGTAGACCGTCTCCCCAGCTGGAATCAGCGCCCCACGAAACCGCCCGATCTGCCCTGTAGGTAGCTTGTTTGTCTCCGTCAGAACCCTGCTCCTGCTGACGATCGTGTACGACGCGCCATACGCAATCTCGACCATGAACAACGCCGACGCTACGCTAGCTTCCTCGACGAGCATCGCCGTGATGTGCCCCGGATAAGACGCGAACACATCCGATAGAGAGTTCGCGGGGTCGTCAGAATCTACGATCTCTGCCCACTCCGTAAACGTATGAGCGGTCGCGTGAGCCGTCAGGATGCACGTGTACGCCGTAGTGTCCGGGAAGATCGCCGTCGTGTGATTCTCGTGCTCGATGATCGTTTCGCCGTCGATCTCGTCTACGTCAACGCCATTCCTTGCGTTAGCCATACTGCTCCTATGCCGATTCCGCCAGATATCCGGTGTCGGCAATCGCCTCATACTTGGCGGTGATCGCCACGAGATACGCAGCCCCAGAAGCGCCACCAAGCTGCGCCAGTTGGATAATGGTGTCAGCGTTGATCACCATCTCGCCTGTCCATGAGAATTCGGCTTCCGATGTCAGGTTGGCCACGGCACCATCTGTTGCATCTAGGAACACACCCGGCGTCTCGTCGTTTGTCGCGACTGCGATACTCGCAAGCGTGCCGCCCGGTGCGCCGGTAGGCATCTTGATCGAGAGCGCCGTCAACAGAACAGCCGCATCAGTACCAGTCAAGAGATCATATGTGCCGATTCCAGTATTCAGATCCTCGGTCGTCGTTGCGATCTGCCCTTCACCGACCAGCTTCTTGAACGCTGCAACCTTCGTTCCGAGCACCACGCCATCAGTCCCCGTATCCGCTAGAACCGCCGCGATGTCCGTTGACAGCTTCGTCAACCCGTAGGTTGCGTTATCCAACCGATCGTCAACAATAAGCTCATAGAGCGGATCAGCTGCTACATCCGGAATCCCCAACGCGGCGAGCAAAGTCTTCAGCTCGCTTCGACCCGAAAAGTCACCGATATCGGCTTTCAGATCCGTGTCATGCGTCGCCAATTCTACTCTCGTTAGAGTTATTCCATTCCTCGAAATCATGTTACTCCTCCTATGCTAGTGATCCGCCATCCGCAATCGACTCGTACTTCGCCGTGATCGTCGTAACGTATGCTTCGCCCTCTGCGTCCCCAGCGATTGTCAGTTGGATTTTGGTGCCTACGTTGATCACCATTGCGCCGGACCACGTGATCTCCGCCTCGGCTATGAGGAACTCAAGTGCTCCATCCTCGGCCTTAATGATTACGCCGGGTGTCGCGTCCTCGGTTGCGATCGCGATGCTCTCCAACGGCGCAGTCGCTATGTCGTCGGGCATCTTGATCGATAGCCGTGTGAGCAATACCGCCGCGTCCGTTCCGGTGAATAGATCGTAGGCTGCCGCTACATTGTTGAGGTCTTGGGTCGTGGTTGCGATTTGTTGCTCCCCAACTAATTTCTTGTATGCGGCTACCTTCGTGCCAAGGACGATGCCCGCGCTGTTGGTGTCAACAAGCGCCGCCGCGAGATCCGTCGCGATCTTCGACAAACCAATCGTACCATCATCAAGCCGATCCGTTATGATGCAGACATAGAGACTCTTGCCTGCCGTCTCAGGAATGCCCAACGCGGCTTCCAAGGTCTGAAGGTTCGTCTGTCCCGAGTAGTCGCCGATGTCCGCCTTCAGGTCGGTATCATGCGTCGCCAGTTCAATCCGTGTCTGTGCTACTCCATTGATCGCTATCATGCTAGGCTCCCTCCACTTACTACGGAGCGATACTCCGCCACAACGTTGCAGACATAGGCCGCACCTTCAGCCCCGCCTGCGATTGTCAACTGTACTTTCGTCCCTACTGCGATGTAGACCTTTCCTTCCCAACTCAACTGCGCCTCTGCTGTCAGATTCCCAACGTCTCCGTCTGTTGAATCGATGATCACCGATGGCGTCTCATCGTCCGTCTGGATCGTGATGTACGTCAGCGGGGCCGTCGCTATGTCGTTCGGGCACCGCAGGATCACCGATTCCAGCACCACGGCCTGAGCCGTGCCGGTGAACAGATCCTTCGCGCCTACGCCTTGGTTGAGATCGATCGTTGTTGCCGCGATCTGATCACGGCCCATCACCTGCGGATCGGTATCCGCCGTGATATCCGCTTCCTCCGTGATCAGGTTCGACCAGACAACCGCTGGGACATAGGCAGTGCCTTCGCCTATCGTCGCCTCAATCCCCGTAACTACGATCTTATAGACATCCCCCGCCGCCCATTGCGCTTCGAGGAAACGGTAATCGACGAAGACGCGTCCATTCTCTTTGCCGAATGTGATCGCCGTCAAACCCGCATCTGAGAACGCAGCACCGCCCGTTGACTTCTCAATCACCGCTGAGATCCCCGTGATGTCAATGTCTTCCGAATCGATCGCCCCGCTATCGATGTCCATCAACGAGATCGAGAACTGCTGGAACGCATCCTCCTCAACCGTTGCGCTGATCGATGGCACCACACGTAGCTGCCCCGCCTCGCCGCCCAGCGCTGTGACGATCTGCTTGATGTATCCGCCAAACTGCGTCTCGTCATCCACTGCGCCGACGTGCGTCGCTACGTCAAGTGGCCCAATGAGGATGCCTAGCCTATCACCTGATTCATGTCTTGCCATGGCTCCCCCCCTAGGCGTCGACGTTGGCGACTTCCAGCCACCATTCGACTATGTCCGCTGCTTCTGAACCATCGACCCAAACATCAGACACGTTGTCTATCGCTAGCCCCACACTCCCATCGGGACTCAACGTAGCATGATGTGCTTGTGCCTTGGCTGCATCCTCTCCAAAGTAGATATATCCTGCATTCTCCGGGTTCGCATGGACAACAAGATGATGCCCTTGTGGTACCCGGTGAGCCGTTAGCTGTTGAGCTGTCCCCGGCACTGCGATAGCTACCGAGTTCGTCTCGAATGTCGTCTTGTTATCCATCACATTTACGTCACCTTCCTCGTCAGTATCCGTGTCGTCACGCCGTGAGAATCCGACTGAGCCAACAGGATCTCGTATGTCACGCTATCGACGACGGCCCTCATCACCTCCGTGATCGCCGGATAGTAGCCTCTCAGAGACAGCGTGTAATTCGAGATCACGTAGGTCTGATCTGACTGCTTGACCTCGACTCCCTTGTTCGGGCCATGGGCGCACGGGATGTCCACGTGATCGGCCAAGTCCTGCCAGTCGTCCACGATCTGCCCGTACTCGTTCTCGACTCCCTCGTTCGTCTGAATCGTGCACTCGGACGGAAAGTAGTCTCGTAGCTCGGCCATCATCCCGGGATCGAAGATCGCCCTGGTCATACTACACGTCCTCTATCGCCTCGTTCGTGACTTGCTCGACCCATGAGAAGTGCCCGAGGGCCATCTCTGCGATCTCGAATCCAGCATCCGTCGAAGTCGTGTAGGCTTGCTCGCGTAGAATACCAGCCCGCATCCGCATCTCGCGTGCCACGGCAGCGCCATCTGTCTGAACATCGAGCAGTTGAATAACCTTCACAACCATCAACTGATTCGACGCCCAACTCTCCAGCGCCAATGCAGAGGCGTGCATGACCGAACTCCCATCAAGATCAGCGGCCAATGTCAGGAAAGCATCGATATCGGCGTCAGTAAAGAACTCGTATGCCTCAACGTTGTCCTGAATCAACAGCCGGACCTTGCCGCAATCCGTCGCCAGATCGTATGAGAAAACCATCGCTGCTCCCTATAGATCCTCCTAGCCGGTACCCGTCTGCGCGTAGGCGCAACGTGGATCGAGATAGCATCCGCCAAGGCACATTCGGACACGGTAGAACACGTTGTCCGACTCAAAGTCGCCGTCGAACGGAGAAATCGGTGCGCCGGTCGTGGTGACCTTGTTGCTGGCCTTCATGCAGATCTCCGGTCCCTCGTGGCCCTTGAGCCGGTCAAGACCGATCGCGTAGTTGAACGATGTGTCGGCGAACAGATACCACGTAGTATCGACGTTCGCGCTTTCGTCAATCTGCGGGAGCCATGGGTCAACGTGAAGCTGAATTCCGTGACGCGGAATCGGGCTTGTGGTCCCATAAGGGACAGCACCCAACCCAGTATCGTACCGAAGCTCCGTCGAGGTAAGAATCTGCCACGCGGTATCATCAAGAGCATCCGGTACAACCAAATGCAAGGCACGAATCATCAAAGGCCGCCCATTGACATCCGTCTGCGCGCGCATTAGCGCAAGCGTCGTCTGAAGATTCGCGGGCGTCAACGGCAGCGTACCCAAGTTCGTCACCTCTACGTCGTTTACATCAGTAATCGGATCGTCGAACAAGTCCGTATTCGGAGCCCCTATCGCTGCATACAGGCCCGTGACCTCCGCGTGTTCGCTATTGACTGACATCTTCGCGTAGTCCTCGGGAATGTCATCGAAAGCACCCATGCCATCGTTGACCAAGGCTTCCCACGAGATGTCGAACTGCTCGCCAATCTTGCGAATTTGCCGTGTATACCGCGTACCGGACGACGGAGTAACGAGGTACTCGCCCTTCTCCGTTAGTTCGCGGAGTTTGCCGCGCCCGCCGTTCCGTCGGTGTCGTGTGTGCTGATTGAAGTTCGCAACAGTTCCTTGCAACGTATACGCCGCAAAGTCCGGCTGCACGATACCGTACTGCGCCATCAGTTCGCGCTCGATGATCGTACCGAATAGGTACGGGAAATCCGTTGTCGTGACGGCTTCCCACAGCCTGAACTCGTGTCGATGCGGACGTAGATGGTCCTTGTTGTTGATCAGGTCGATTCCCTGAGCGATCTGCGATTCGGTGAACCGCCGCTCGTTGACCGGCTTCCAACCCTGCCAATCCAACCCTGCTTCCTTGAACGTCTCGGTAAAATCTACCGTCTCAATAGCATTAGGCATTTCCTCACCCTTCCTCTGTGGGGAGCACTCCTACGTCACGTCTTGCTTGCCGCTTTCCCTTTTCGTGGCGCTTTTTCGGTCGTCTCCCTCTTCCTTTCCTTCGCTGCGGCCTTCGCTCGCTTGGACCGCGCTTCTTTTGCATCGGCTCGTTCCTTCGTTTCCGCTTCTCCGTTGATCAGACCCTCCTGTTGGATGTCCTTCAACGTCGCCTCAAGCAGAACGCCTTGAGCTTCCATCTGCGCCACATCCACATCGATCTTTTCCATTTCGATCTGGATCTCGCGCCGTCTATAGGCTTTCGCGCCTAACTGTCCTTTGATGCTGTTGTACCGCTGTCTGATGTTATCAAGAACCAACGTGCTTCGTTCGGACATTAAATACCTCCTATCTAGGTTCCGATCGTGTCGTACCCGATAAGCCAATACAACGTGTTGCCGTACAGCCACGGGATTTCCAGCCAGGTCGAAGTCTTGCTAGGCGCTGCGTTCGACCGCACGATGATGCCGTAGTCGGCATAAGTCCCATCGTTCCTGAACGGAGCCTGCAACGTGCCATCGGTCCCCTTCTGGGCGAATCGGACACCACACAACAGATCATGCGCCGTTCCGTCGCCTTCAGCGAGAATCTCGACACCATACGCCAAGGCTGCGCCGCCGCCACCGCTGTCGATGTTGAGTTTCAGCGGATGCATCGCGGCTAGCTTCCCAGCATAGTCGTGATGTACCTTCATCTCTATGCCATTGAGAGTACCCACGTCTTCATCCTGCATGGTGGTCATGCGGAAGTTCATCGCGGTGATCGTCTCGTCGGACTCCAGATTATCCACTGGCCCCAGGAATGCCTTGAGCCAAGTCTGTGCTCTCAGGTCGCCCTCACCCTCAAGCAACAGTTCGTCGTCTCGTGCGCCAAGAAGCACGTGCAACCAATCATTGCGCTCCTGATGGACCTTGACAAAGACCAACGTCGGAACCGTAAGCGAAGCAGTAACCGCGCTCTCCGTAATCCCGAACGGTTGGAAGTTCTGTGGATCACTCTCGCCCGTCAGAATGTACACGGTGGTCCCCGCACTTCTCTGAATGAAGACACGTGATCCTGCCGGAAGCTCCTGAGCCAATCCATCATTGGTCCCGTCGCTCACGATGCCGAGAACGTTCAGCCACCAACCACCTTCGGTATCAATCGCGATCATGTCAGTTTCCGCCGCCGCACCCTTGAAGGCCACGCCGACCGTATCGCCGTAACTAACCGGGTCTCCGCCGTCTACCATTCCGTCTGAATGGTAAGGATGATTCAGCACCGACTCTTCGAACGTCAGATGACGTCCTCCGCCGGTGCTACTCGCTTCCTCACCTGCCGATTGGCCTGTGTTCACATATGCGTTTACAGGCATCTCTACCTCCCCTCACAGAAGATCCGAGCCATTGACTCGGCGACTTCCTTCGGCTTGCCCGCACGCAGGTATTCCTGCGTCTTCGTCTCCATGAGGCGCTTGTGCCCCTCGTCCTCTTCCTCGTCGCCGCTGTCCTCGCCCATGCCACGGACGCCGGGCTTCTTCGCAGTCAAGCTCTCGACGTACTCCGTCTCGGACTTGATTGCGTCCTCGATGAGCGTCTTCAACGCGTCTTCGTCGAGCTTGCCTTCCTTTATCGGTGCGCTCTTCGTCAACGACTCGATCAGTCGTGTCTTGGTCGCGTCCGGGAGCTTCTCGTGCTTCTTGTCGTTCACGGCTTCGGTGATCTTGTCCTGCGCATCACGCAGGGCGATCGCCTCGGCCATCTGCTTGTTGTCCTTGAGAAGCGCGTCCCGCTCCGTGGTCAGGGTCGTCACTTGACCCTTGGCCTCTACCAGTTGCTCTTGTACTTCTTTGTCCGGCATCGGATCCTCCTGTCCGTTCTCCAGATAATCGAGGAATCGCTCTTCCTCTGATCTCCCACTATCCATCTCCGTGAAGTCCGTGTGCGCCATCCAGTCTTGGATTTTGCCGTCTGCTTCCGTCTCCGCCGCCTCGAATAGCGGCACCATCTTCCCACCGCGTCCCGCCTGGGTCACGAAATCGAACCCCGCGCCCGGATTGAACTTCTCGGCTACCTTCGTCTGCTTGCCGTTGACTGGCTCATATATGGCAGAGCCGCCCGCCCGAAGCGAAATCCCGAGCGTATCGCCCAACTCTTCAATGAACGGTTGCCAATGCTTCGCAACCCTCACACCGCCATACATGCCCGGTCCCTTCTTTCCGTTCTCCAGATAGGCCGGAGTACCTACAATCGGGCCGACTAGATCGCGCAATGACCGCTCCGGTCTGTCTCTCTGCTCCTTCTTGCCCGGATGGTCGATGAATGAGAGGCCCCCGTTGAACGCTGCAACGTCTCGTCGCAACTGCCCCTCTTTGTAGTACGCAGAGGTCCCCTGGCCCGGTGATATGATCTTCACTTGTGCTATCCCGTTCTCGTCGATGAACTTACCCATCTGCCACCTCCAACAGCTCGCCGTCTTCCCTGAACTCTGCCTCGCCGCCCGGAGAGGTATCGCCGCCCGCCTCAGTCGCGTCGTCCTCAGCTTTGCCCGCAGCCTCGCCGTGGTCCGCTCTGAGCGCATCCTGCAATCCGGATAGACGCTTCTTCGCGCCTTTCGAGATGAACGGATGCCCAGCGAGTACCCCTGCCGCCTTCATGAACCGCTGTAGTATCGCCTTGAACGATGCCGCTTCCACGAAGTCCTCCTCGTCTGGCGTGAATGCCTCGCGCACTCTACCAAGTACCGCGTTCGCCTGCTTGATTGCCGAGGCGTCGCAGTCAGGCCGACCAGCATCCTCGCAGCTTTTCAGCGCCTTGTTCGCGACCTCGACCCACGTCTCCTTCTCACTCGCAGACAAGCCCTTCATGTGGCCTTCTACGTCTCCGACTGTCCAGGGCATCTATGCCTCCTCTACGTCATTCTCGAATCGAACTTCCCCGAATCCGGCAATCCGCGCAGCTAGAATGAACAAGGGTTTCGCAATAGCCAGCCTGATACGCAACGCTCTCTCGCCCCGTACGTGAATCGTTACTGTAGCGTTTCGCATAACTTCCCCCACATGTACTGAGCCTACACCGATCGCCACTATGCCCTCCTCGATACTCGATAGTGTGTGTTGCACCGACATCCAGGGAATCGCGGCGGATTCTGATCGCCGCTCGGGAATGCCCTGTCTGCTGGAATCCATTGCGCGTCCGTGTTTCTCAAGCACCCTGTGCTTACGTCATCATCCCCGACGTTACTCCATGACTTCTCCATGTCGATTCCGACTGCTTGAATCTCGTCAACAAGCTGACGGCCACCGTGCTCATAGGCCATCGCATTCTCAGTCACCGCCACAAGATGCGCCCGCGATGCGATGTGTTCCTGCGGTTTGCCGATTGCGAACTGACCGAATCGCGCCGTGATCCGCTTCGCCACGGTATCGTAGTCCATGCCCTCGGCAATGCCCTTCTGAACGATACCCCGGATCGTCGCCTTGGTCGTATCGTTGACTTGCGTTACGTCAATCGCTGCGTGCTTCTTCGCCCACTCGATCGCTACGGGATGATCCAGCTCGAATGCCGCCTGCATACCCTGTTGCGCAGCTAGATCGTCAAAGCCCTGCGCCACGCCCTGAATCAGACCCGCCTCGATGATCTCCTCGCCGTTGCGGACTGTCGTCGCGATCGCATTGTCAAACATGGCGTCGAAATCGCTCGCTGCCGACTCCGTAAAATGCTTCCTCATCTTCGGCAGCGCAGAAATGAGTACCCGACCTTGCCACTTGAACCACGGTCCCAGCTTGTTCTCTAGTCGCTTGACCGCGCGTTCTCGTTTCAGGTCGGACACCGCTTCCACGAGAGCTATGGTGCAGCGTGTAACCTCAGATAGACTCTGTACCACCGTCCCCATTAGATGCCTCTTCGTCTACCGGATTGTCCGCCACTAGTTGATTCGCCACCTTCTGTAGATGCGCATAGTTCGCATCCAACTCGTCGATCCGCCGTATAAATCCCGCCTCATCTTCCACCACGTCCTCCAACGTCGCGCCAATCACCTTCAGCAACACCCCGATCTGACGCATCTCCTCTGCGATCGCCTGCGACTGCTCCTCGTGATTCAGCCGCTCAAGGGCGAGTACACCCATGCGGGCCACGAGCGTTGTCTGCCGCTTCTCCAGATTCTCGCGTGCGATCATGAAACCTCCTCGGGCCTCACAATATGCCCACGCTTATTGCATGCGATCAGATTCCCCGTCTCTGGATCTATCGTCTCGAATACGTCAGGGTGTCGTCTCATTACTCGCACAAAAACCCCGAAAGGCAACCGCCAACGCATTGTCCAGGCCACACTGCCAGAGCCGCGCAGCATCCCATATTGCCGCACATTGTCCGTTAGCTTTCTCATCCATCTCATTCCGCCGCCTCCTTGTTCGCCGCCTTGAACGCCAGCACGAACGTCTCCGCCAGCGCCTTGACAACTTCTCCTTGCTCCAAGCCCTTCGCCTCCGACAACGCCTCGATCGCGCCCTGAAGTTCACCCACCGCCGCCGCGACTGCTACCTCTTCCGGCTCCTCGCCTTCGGGGAACATCCGCTCCATGACTTCCTCGATCGACGTTTCCCCGAGTGCCCTCAAGAGCTGCTCGGTCGCGTAGTCCGCCTTCAGTGTACCCGCAAGCGGGTTTCCATCCAACGTCGTCGCGGAAACGATCGCGTCGACCATGGCCTTGACATCGTGCTCGACGAGCTTCGGGAAGTCCACGTTGACCGTCGTATCGATCGGCTGGCTCTTCAGCGCCGCGTCCTCGTTCTCAGTATCGTCGGCATAGATGAACGTCTCTTCCTCCCAGGCGTCCTCCTCCCACTCGCCCTCCAACGTGCCTGGATGCTCCTCGTTGTCACTACTGTAGCCTACTTCCGCCTTACACTGGATCACGAATGCACAGATGTCCTCCCAGATGATCTCCCATAGACGCTGCCGATTGGCATACTGAAGCTCCATCGGACGGTTCAGCGTCTTGGCTGTCGCGAGGTTTCCCGTGGACGGATCACCCATGAAGTGCTCGAACGTGCCGGTCGCCGCGCAGACCATGAGCAAGAGCCGCCTACCATCCTCTGCGGAGGTCGTCGCTCCTGCGGTCCGTATCGGTGCCATCTTCGTATCGGCGTCGCTGATGAACACCGATCCGGCTGCTGGGGCTGACTGGTACTGATCAGACGAGATCTTCGAATCCAGCCGGGCCTTCGCCGCGAGACGCCCCGCGCTGCCGGTCTTCTTCACTAGCTCCCAGGCGAACCGCGCATAACTGCGCACGATCGTTGACCAGTCGGACAGGAACTTGTTGTATGCCGCTGCCCAGTCCTGTGCCGCGTAGATCTCCGATGTGCCGAACTTCTGATCACCTACAACGTTGACCTTGACGTGCATCATCGGCGTATCCCAGTTGACGAGATGGCCGTCGATCTTCTCGGGCTTGTCGTCGGCTCGATACTCGATATCCGGGTACCACTCGCGCCGAATAGCCTCAAACTTCCCGCCCCCGCCCCGCGTTTGCTGCCATCTCCGCAGGTATAGTTGCGGCTCCCTCTTGTCTTCGGGATTCGTCTGAATGTCCTCGATCTCGTCAAAGGCGACCATGGCGAGCCGTACGTCGCCTTCCTTGTTCTTGAAGAAGGTCGGGAACAGATTGGCCGTGATCCACAGATCTTTCTCCGCCTTGGTCATCGCGACGACTGAGGTAAGCTCCTTTTGGTTCTTCTTGTCGGTCAGGAAGGCTTGAACCACCTCGTCGACGAGCGGATGCGCAGCCTTGATGGTGATGCCCTGGCCGAAGACGTAGTTCGCCTGAGTATCGACTGCACGCTTGATGAGTGGGTTCTTGAGGTAGAATAGGAATGAATCGTTGCAGATCCTCCGAAGGCCGTCACGCGTGAACTCCTTTTCGTCTGCGCCGGAGAGCTTCATCCAGCCGCGATCCTCTAGTTCCAACTCAAGCTCGACGATGCGCTCCTCGAAGTTGTCGCGCTGGATGCGTAGGGCTTCGGCTAGTTCTGCAACGGTTCGCTCTTCAGGCATCAGGCTCCTTCTCGAAAACCCCGCTGAACGAATCAGCTACGCCGACGTCTGTTGCTTCGATATACTGAGGAATCACTATGGCCAGGAAGTCCGGCCCTGTTCTCACGACTATGCCCCTCTGCATCTCACGCCTCCTTCGTTCTCTCCTGCCGCATTACCCGTTCAGCTATCCTGAATTCCTTCCACCATCGCGCATCATTCCGGCAACTTACCCACACCGCCCGAACGAACATCGCAGGGAATAAACACAAAGCCCACGCAGCTTGCAGGTATTTCTTCATCACGCCTCCTTTGCGTTCGCCCAACCCGGATGGCCACAACACTTCTTCCACTTCAGGCCCGAGCCACACGGACACGGCCCATTCCGCCCCGGCCCCGGCTCGGTCACTCGCATACCCGGAGTATAGCGGATCTTCGGCGCACGGCCTACCGCCGCCGCTGCGCGTCGCCGTGCGCTGCGGTTGCTCACACGCTTCAGGACCTTCCGGTAAGTACCCTTGCGCCGGTTACTCGCTGGGCCGCTCATCAGAACAACCCCTCCAACCGCTTTGATAACTCATGCTCAAACGCCATCCATTGGGCCTGCCCACGGAAGCACGGCAAAACCCATATAAACCAATGGTCACTACCTGCCTTGTATCGGAACTTCGTCATACATCTACACATCGGACTTGCTGGCAACATTATGCCTCCTCAACTCAACGAACACGACGGCCTCCGCATTGGATGCGCCACGTACCGCAACGACAATCCCTCGTCTACCATCTTCTGTGCGCCCTCGCCGTCAAGCGCAAACGCGACTAGCAGATTCGGCTGCTTCGGGTCGAGCACCGGCATTCGTATCGGCACCATCTCGCCATTCACGATCCCGACGCCGATGCGTAGCTTCTCATCGTCGCGGAATGAGAACGGATGCCCGTTGACGACGACAGCGTACATCGTCTCGTCGGGCGTCGTGGTAACTCCGATTACGTCAACCTGAGCTTGGAACATCCTATGGCAAATCCTCCTCTACCCAGTAGTATGCCCGATCGTGAATGGGTAAAAGCATGGCTGGTTTGTTGTCCACGATATGCTCGCCATTCTTGTCCACCATCGTCAGCATTAGCGTAACTTCGAGCGAATCCCCCCCCAAGCCTTGTACATCCACGCTATCCTCAATCTCGCCAATGACTGACCCATCCGCACGAACGAGAGCGATCTTCATGCCGCCAATGTGCAGCGGCTGAGTCCAGTCATACGTTGCATCTACCGGTTGCAAGTCTCGTCTTCGGATATGACCTTTCCGTTTACCTGTATACATCGCGCCTCCTCAGTACCCTCGATAGACTGCAAACAGGCCAAGTCCTACGCTCACATATGGGCCACGGCCTGCGTGCCAAACAGGTGTCCACCAATGCGCCCAAAACCGAGGGCCTGGACCCAGCAACCATCGAGTAGACCAAGACGCCTCACGGCAAGCATCACGGTTCGCCGCCTGGATTCCGCGCGCTACGCTGGCGATGCTTCGCAAATATATGATGCCTCCTCAGTACCGCGAAATGTCCTGCTCATCACTATACACCACACTGCCCCTCTCCTCCAAGGGCATTGACTCCAGCGAGTGGAACAGATACCTCGCGCAGTCAGGCAGGTCGTCGTCCTTCTTGACCGGATTCTCCTTCACGATCGAACCGGTCGCTGCGTCGGTCGGGTAGCTGTACTTCCCCATCTGATCGCAGAACGTCGGACACCGACCACGCATCACCTTCAGCCGTCCGCCCTTGATGATCCCGGTCGTTGTGACGATCCCCGCCTGCACTGCGTTGTCCGCCTTGTAGAACGGGCCGCATCCGAACGGCGTCAGGTTCACTACGTCGGTTAATCGCGCCGGGTCATAGAGCCAGCCCTGACAGACGCCCTCGATGCGAGCCAGCATGTCCTTCGCGTGGTCCTCAGCCGACCGCACGTGCTGGACGTAGTATTCGTTGTAGGCGTAGTAGGTGCCCTTGTTCCACGCACAGAACAGCGCCCCGTAGAACACCGCAGGATCGACCGCTATATACGTCGGCCAGTCCTTCGGGATCTCGAACGGATCGCAGAACAGATGCGTGCCAAAGTCCGGATAGACGAGGCCGCGCGGCTTCGATGCCTTGCCCTCATACCGCATCTCGTACAGCCACGTCGGAAGGGTCCGCTTGGCGCGTTCCACCTCTTCCTTCGGGTACTCCGGATTCTCAGTCGACGAGCCGATAATGACCGCGTAGTCGGGGTCGCCCTTCTCCCACGGCACGTAGATGTCTTGATGATACCAGCCCGAGTTCGTCGGGTAGCCAGTGAATAGGACCGGCGCTTGGTAGTACCCGGTCCGTCCCTGGACGATGACCCAAATGAGCGCAGGCATTTCGGATGGCTCGTCTAACAAGGCTCCCCGGGCATGGTGGCCCTCGATGCGGAACGGCTTGTCAGCGGATCGGAAGTAGACATTTCCCCCCGTGGGTAGCTCGTAGATCTCCTTGGACGCATGGTAGTGACCCTCCAAGTTGGTCCCTTCGAAGCAGTTCATCAGCTCCGGCACGAGGATATCGTTCGTCATCCGGTAGGTGCGCCCGATGTTGAGGTACCGTGCGCCTTTGCCGTTGCCCGCCTCGACATCCCGAGCGATCAAGTACGCGAGGAAGCGTGGTGCCCACCACGTTTTGCCTGCTCCGGTTCCGAGCCGCATGGCGATAAAGCGCACACCCCTGTCCAAGAGGTCCAACGTCTGCTCCTGGAACCAATAGGGCGTAACGGTCTTTTCTTGGATCGGCGCTTCAGTTGTCACTATCCCTCCGGCTCGCCTAGATAGTCAGTATACAGCCCCGCTGCCTGCTTAGTCACTACATCTCCGCCGCCTTGTATTAGTGCTTATTATGCTATCTGCCCTTTTTAGTAACTAGCTATCATTATGCTACATTTAGTTACTAAGCGTAGCCGAACATCGGTTAGTTACTATTCTGTCGCGAGTCGGTTTAGCCACTATTTTCCCCTCGCGTCATATTAGTACTTATCTTATAGCCGCGCTCAATTAGTTACTAACTCATCGGCGCTCGCATTAGTCACTAAGCGATCCCCCGCCCAATTAGTCACTATATCCCCCGCTCCGATATTAGTTACTAATACACCCCACGTTAACATTAGTAACTAAATACAACCATGCTCACTTTAGTCACTAGTTCACTGCGAGCTGAATTAGTCACTAAGCCTCCCCGCCATGCGTTTACGCACTAACTTGAATCGCCGTCTGATTGCTCACTAATCCGATCGCACGACACCTAGTCACTAATCGCATCGCTCACCCCATATTCTTGGATACCGCGTATCTCGCACAGCCCAATCTCCTTCCATCTTCCTTCCATGTTCCCTCTGCGGTGCCGATCCTCATTTCGTCGCAAGGATACGGCATTCCACAAAACCCGTGACGGCTGGCCGCTAGTAAGGCGGTACCTGAGGGGGTACCGAAGGCATCTCTTTCGAGCCGCAGCCGCCGTGGGTTCATCTCTCGATCACCGGGATCTCGGCCCAGTGGGTGATGTCACAATATTGAGCAGGCTCGCCAGCGAGATACTGCCACGTTCCCTCTTCATCAAGCCACCCGCTGGCCACAGAACCATTCTGGCAGCGCAGAAGACAGCGTATATCACAGAACCTTGGCAACCGCTCCTCAACCGGGATGAAGTCTAGCTCGACCTTGATGTGCTCGCTCATTTCGCCTCCTTCGCCCTCGGAACAATCACGGCTGACCCGTGACACTTCGGACACGGATACTCGTGCCTCGCCAAGCGCGGATGCTTCAGATCTTTCGGATAATGCGCCTGCACGTACTCCTCCCTCGTCATGCGACCTAGGAATGAGATCCGACCCTTCTTCATGCACGGCTCGCAGTACCGATCCGCATACTCGATCACGTTGTTGCCAGGGAAGAAGCTCACGCCTTGCCTATTCATCCCCTACCTCCTTGCCTGTCCCAGCGCAAGCAGCACACCGAATGATGACAGGCCAACGACTAAGGCCGCCATCTGCAACGTTTAACCTCCCCGACCCTCCGCATTTCAAACACGGTTTAACTTTCATCGTCTGCCTCCTTGCCGCTCCGGATGATCACTAGTGGCCCCTTGATCTCTACTGGCGTCTCGGTTTTCGTCTCATCGAGGCCCAACAGCTTCGCGCGGCGCTCCATGATCCTCAGCACCCGATCCACGACTGCCACTCCGTCTTTGCCTGGTCCTACATTGCCTGACAGCTTTTCCTGCATTCCATCTAGGCGAGCCGCTTCGAGATCGCGCAACTCTTGAGCTGGCTCACGGAATGTCTCTTTCAGGGCTTTCATGACAGCCTTGTACGCCGAAGCCGGACTACCGTAGCCCGTTTCTTCGGCGATCGCCTCAAATGTGAGGCCCTTCTTCCGAAGTTCAAGCGCAGCAAGCCATCGCTCTCGGGCCTTCAGTCTGCGCTTGCTGGTCTTCGATTCGCCTGCCATATATCAGCCCTCACCTATCAACGCCATCTGCACCGCTCGCGACGTCCAGTGTTCCAGCCGTGCTCTCGCGATCTCGACATACCCCTCATCGTTCTCGTCTTTCTCGATCCCGATGATCTCTTCCCAGCCAGCGAGGTGTGCGCCGATCATCTCGGAGCCAGAGCCAGCGAAGGGGACGAGGATTCGGCGCGGCGCGTACTCGGCAGGGGGAAGGAGTAGCGTTGCCAGCCAGCGAGTGAGGTCAATAGGCTTGACTGTGGGATGGGGGTTGCGCCTAAGCGTGTAATTTCGCGGACGATCAGGACGTGTTTCCTCTCCGCTCATACACGAAGCCAACACTTCTGGCCTTTCCTCCAGCCCCGCATCGCGCTCCTTCCTCGACGCCTTCGCGCTATATTTGACTGGCTCTGCGTTATTTATGGTGTCTTCAACGTGTCTATGGAACGCGAATCGCGTCGGGACGTACCTTTCGTTTTCCGTGCAATCTGCTATGGCACGATGCACAATGCCAGACAACGCGGTCTGGTTCTTCGTAATTCGGGTGATGTCTGTGTCTGCCAGGTTCCCCACAGACTGCGCAAGGCTCTGGGTTAGGGTTTTCCTTTTGGATTCTGGTATAGAATCCAGACCAAGAGGTGATGCCGGGTCGTTCCCGCGCTGCATTCGCACAAGACTTTGAGCAATAGCGGTTGCGCATGAGCCGCACAGGTTTGCCGCAGATTGCACAGCGAGGACGAGTTGTTCGTCTGGCCGCATATCCGCATCCCTTTGAGCAGTATTGCCGGTTGCTGCTAACGTAGCTCCAGAACTCTCTGCCGCAGTGTTTGCACTCTCGCCTGATTCTTTCAGCGTCTCCTCTGCGCCTTGCCGACGCTGTTGCTGAACAGGAGTTGGAACAGAATCGTTGCCCTGATCGCTTCGGCTGGAACTCGCTTCCGCACCACTCGCATTCTCTTGTCTGCACGGGATGCCCTCCTTTTGCGTCCCGCTCATTGTATCATGACTTGGCAGATGGCACAAGCACAATTCGCACTTCGGATACAGCACCGGATCGGCTTCGTCGAGCGCCGTGTTCACGTTGAAGAAGAAGCGGGCAGCCGTGCCGGTGTCGATCGAATCTTCCATCAGCGCTCCCGTCTCCTGTGATGGACAAAACATCGTTGCCTCTGACTGAATCCCGCGCCGATATGTACCGCTTGGCTTCCTCTCCCCGCTCTGCTGGCCCAGCCGCCGGGCTGCCTCTTCGTCAAGGTAGAAGTTCGCAGGCCAGCGGCCTTGAGTGTTCTTCCACACACCGCGCCGTTGCCACGTACTCTCCCTCATGTTGTCTTGCCGCACACCATCACGGACACAAATACCGCCCCCGTCCTGCTGTTTGTCGAAGTCCCGTGATACTGTTTCATCTGGCCGAATACTTATCCTCCCCCCGTCGATGTTCAGCGCCCCAGCACCCGTCTCCACGATGCTCTCCACCGGCTTGCCCTCATACGGCTTCTGAAACACGATGATCGGCTCTAGGGCTGGTTTAAGAATTTGTCCCCCATATCTGTGTCCAGACCAGATTCTCTCGCTTCTTGCCCTTCGTGTGTCTTGTGCTGCGCATTCGTCGCGAATAGCATCAGGTTCGCCGGATCGTTGTTCCTCGTGTTGTGATCCACATGGTGTACCGCTTCCGATCGTTTCAGCACACGGCCCAACGTCCTCGCCATCACAAGCCGATGCTCCATCACGTACCCGTTCACTCGCGCCATCTCCGCAAACTCGGGAGGACAACGCACGTACTTCGGCCCGATATAGTTGCCCTTGTTGCGCTTGAACGTCACTCCGCCCTTCCATGCTGGATTCTGTTCCAAGCGGAGCCCCTTCTTTGGGTTCGGCTTCCCTTTCCCGTTGTCGCAATAGTTCAATAAGTGGTGGTTCGCTTTGGCCCTGCACGATCGGCTGCAATACCCGGCCTCGCTCTTTCTCACTTTCCGAAGCTGCGCCGCTGGCTTGTACGTCTTCTTCCCGCACACCGGGCACACTGTCATCTTCCCCTTGCGGAACATGGCCCCGAGTCGTTCCCGTTGTTCTGGCGTCCTCTCGTAAATTCCCTTTGGCATGATTCCTATTATACACTATACGGGTAGCTTTTGGGAACCCAGACCCCGCACACCACCCGAAGATGCTCGGATGTATCCTCAGCCCAGCGTCCTCAATCGCCACAGCCAGCCGATGCCAGCCCCGCGACGACGCGAAGGCCATCCCGAATGCGCCGGGATGTAGGTGCTCGGCCAGCGCAGTCCATGTCGCGGGGTCGAAGGCGATCCCACCACCGTCCCACGCCTTGCCCATGAAGCCACCAGCAGATGGATTGGCCCTTCCACCAGGAAAGCTGGATTGATCCTTCTCGCCACTTGTCCTGCGTGAATACAAGTGATACGGCGGGTCGCACAGCAACGCATGGAACTTCTCGCCGTGGTAGTGACGACAGAAACTCAGAACGTCGCCGTGAAGAATCCGCGCCCTCTTTTCCACAGGCATCACGCCTCCATTATACTCGATGTCATCTCACACATGAACCCGCACGTGCCGGGCTACTGTCCTCCCGATGCCGCAAAGCCATCCCAGCAATCGCGCAATCCAACCCGCTTTCGGCGCGTAATCCCACGAAACGAACTCTCCACGCCTCACCCTCGGCCAACGATGCACGTGTCTTCCACCGGTTGGCCGCTTCATTCTCCGCCTATGCGCTCGCAGCTCCTCGCGATACGCCATCATCTGCCTCCTCGCAATGGTCGACCGGCAGGATTGCCACACCTGCCGTGCTCTATGCCGAGTCCGATTTGGCTTCCGATGGTCTAAGGGCGGACTCGCCTGCCGCTCTCGTACAGTCGCGGTCGACCATCCTACTTGTCCCCCGGAGAGGGAATGTCTAGCGCGGCGATCATCTCACGAATCCCACTCCTCTTCCTGTAATTCGGCGCCGAGTGCTTGCATCGCAGGGACTACCTTGGACTTGAAGCACTCAGGGCATACATCAAAGAAAAAACGGCTGCCCCCACCGCACTCTGGATATTGCTCCCCCGTCTTCATGGTGACTTCGGTTTCAGTAACGTCGAATCCACCTATCGCCCATGGACGCCAGTCTGATGGGTGAGGTGCTTCTTTCCCGCAAAGGTCGCATACGACTTTCGAGGTATACGTTTCATCGCTAGTGCGCCGCCTGACGTTAGTCTCGCGGCTCATTTCGCCTCCTCGTCTGAAGAAGGGATATCCAGCGCGGCGATCCGCTGCAACGCATCGAACCGCACACCGATGTCAATCCCGGCCTCGGGCTTCGTGTTCCGACGCTTGTGGATCTTGACTTGCGTCCGCGCGATCGGGAGCAGCGGTGCCAGCGCCGCGTGATACGCGTAGTTCTCTTCCTTCAGGGGCTCGATGCCCTTCTCAAGCTCCTTGATGCGCTTCTCCAGCGCAGCCTTCGTGATGCCCTTCTCTGTCATGGTGCCTCCTCACTATCAATCGCGAGTACCATTCCGAACAAAGCAAAACTGATGGCAAGACCGCCGTATACCGCGCAGAATGACCAATCACTTTGCCCGATACGCTCAATCGCGAGACCCGTAAAACAGCCTGCTGCAAGTATCGCGGCAACTATCCAGCCTCTATTCATCATACTCCTCACGTCCCCACTGCCTGCTTCCGCAGCCACACCGGATTCGGCTGGTATGGCCTCTTCCCCTTGCGCTTGTCGAATAACGCCCGCGCCTCTGCCGGTGAGTCGCCTTGCGGCCCAGTGATCCCACAGCCCTTGCACGTCGCCGTGAACCACGCGCCGTCGCCGTGGACGATCAGGTGGTCATGCGGGCACTTGCCGCTATTCATTCCGCCTCCTTGCGGATCATCACCGTTTTGGAGACGACTCCTGAGATGATCGCCTGAACCCCTACTGCACCCGTCTCATACTCGACGATCTCCACCTCGCCCTGAGCCTCCATGTGCCGTACCCATTGAGCAAGCTGGATAATTGCTTTGTCCCCACGTCCGAGAACAGCTAGGCAATCGTGCTTGTGGTAGAAATCAACTCCTTCGGGTGCCTCAGCATCAGGACATGCAAACTCGGGTATCGGATCATAAGTCTCACGATGATACGGATTGTGATCAACCCACGCCCCGCCATAGTTAAATCCCACGCACTCGCGACCGAATCCGCACTCACCTTCATCCTCGAAGATGACCTTGTGCTTGTTCGCAAACACTTGGCAGATCTCTCTCGCTTCAATAGCGTTCATGCTTCCGCCTCCTTGCCTGCCTTCATCTGTCCCAAGGCGGCTGGCCTCGATTGCTTCGGCTGTCGACGGCTTACCATGGCGCCGCAGCCGCCTTGGTTCATTCTTCCGCCTCCATCCACCTAGAATCCCTCAAACTCCGGCAAAGCATCATACGCTTCTTGCGTCATCTCGACTAGCTGGAGTTTGTATGTTCTGCCGACATCTGCGCCATCAAACAGATCTGCTAGATGAAGCGTCCCGTCTGTTGGCATGATATAGAAACCGCCCCCGGTAGGATGCAACACTTTCACGAATGTCTTCACGTTTCGCCTCCTTCTTCCGCCTTCATCTGAGCCCGAAGCGCACGCCGTATCGTGTCGTTCTTGTTCGCCTGGCGCTCCAGATAGGAGATCACGTCGGCATCTGTCTCGGTGTTCAGTTGGATATTGAACTGTCTGTACGTTGCGGGCATGTGTCCTCCTCTGCTCTTTGGCGGCTGGCCGGACAGTTACCCCCGGCTAGGAGAAGTCGCACGAGTCTCCGATCTGACGGCCCCGCTGTGCCCGCCTCGTCTGCGTGTCTCTGCCTTCCACGCCGCAGCCGCCTATTCCGTGAAGCATTGGAACGAACACTTCGGCAACCCTTGAAACTCAGAAGCACGCATTGCCTCACACGCATACGCGCCACATTGCCACCATCCCTTCATCGAGGAATTACGCACTAGCTTCGTTCCGCAAATCGGACAGACTCCCGTTGCGACAACCACAGCGGCTTCCGCCTGTAACTGCGCCAGCTTGTTCGCCCAGTCCGTCCGCTCCCTCTTGATCATTCATGCCTCCTTGAGCCCCACGTCTCTACTATACCATACCCTATGCCTAATGTCAAGCCCCCAGCCACTCCTCAAGTGTCAACAGCTCTATCGCCTCCCCCGTCTGCGTGTCGAATAGCCCGCCGTCCTTGCCACGCTTGAACTTGAGACGGCCCTTGAATGCGTTGATCTTCAGCGCCGCAAGGCCGCGCTTCGTCGCCTCGGCTATGAGTTCGTCTTCCTTGCGCGTCCGGATGAATACGGGAAGCGAACTTCCGACTCCACCATCCGACCAGTCCATGTCAGATGAACCAGGTCCAAGGACCTCCGGAGAGAATACGAGATACGTCCACGGTTGCGCCGCGATCAGCCCCGCCTTGATGAGATCCTTCCGGAGCGTCGAATACGATGCGCCTGTCGCCGCCGATGTTACGAATGACTTCGAAGGCTTATCTTCCTCGACCACGCTATCATATATGAGTTTCATCTTCGCGTAGTTTGCCTCCGACGGCCAGCCCTCACGCTCTACCGCCCACTCGTATACGTCCGCGATGTCGTTCGCCTTGATCGGGTCCCACCCGAGGCCCGACACGTGCTCGTCGAATGGATTGACGCCCGGTCGCACGCCCTGAAGGAACTCCGCGCCATCTCTCAGATCACGCATCATCTCGCCCACGCTGCTGTCGATCTCGCCTATGGTCTGAAGGGACTGAGCCGCCTCGATCGCCGCCTGTTTGCGCCAACGATTGTAGATCCATAGATCGCGCTCGGGGACCTCATTGCCGTCAGGATCGAGGATCTTCATCACACGGCATTGCGCGAACTCGACCCATCGCGAGTTCCCATTCGGCGGGAATCGCAAGTGACACTCCCCGCACGACGCCGCTAAGTTGCCCGGCTGGTTCCGTTCGTGCTCAGGCGGTAAACCCCCCGGCCCCTGATGCTTGAAGTGCGAGATCTCCGTCGCTGGTACTGACTCACGATGCCAGAACTGGCACTCACCCTGATCGCGTTCCATCACGCCACGTCGCGTCTTCTCACTCGGTCCGGTCTTCGGCATCGCTCACCGCCTTCAGCGCTGTCTTGTCCATCACGCCTCCTTGAACAGAGTCAGTGGTCCCTCGCGCAGCCGCCACGCAGGGCGTTTCTTGCCGTCGCGCCACACCCTTACCGGATCGATGACCATCCCCACCTGTCGCAGCTCCGTAACCCTCGCACCCGCCTCAAAACAGCCGAAGCGCTTCAGGCAATCGAGGCGCGTCAGGATATCGCCAGCCTCCAAAGCCGCACGTATGTCGCTACGTTGACTCATGGCGGATCTCCGTAGGCCGATGAGAGGGTATCGATGCGCTCGCGTAACTCATTCAGCAGTTTCTCGATCTCCGGACAGCCTGCAGGCACCAGAAGTCCGTCGTCTCCTGACAACAAAGGATCGAGCCAATTTGATGGGATCGCGGCTTTATCGGTTGCCCTCGTCTCCGCCTCCGCCTCGCGTTGGGCTTCACGAACATGCCGCAAAGTCTCTTTCGCCGCCTTCTCTAGCTGCGGTCCCCTGGGCGTCTCTGCGCCAAGTGAGTTCGCAACGTTATAAACGAGCCGCCTCGCTCTCTCCTCAGTCTTCATCGTTCGCCTCCTCGCCCTATCTCAATCACGAGTTTCGTCAGCTTGCCGCTGCCCCTTCGATCCGAGCCAGAAACCAAGAACATGTGGAGCCGCTCTCCCAAGTGGAATCCATTCTGCTTGCCAGAGCCAACACCAGAACGGTTTGCCTACCTGTTCCCGCCACCACATTCGAAGTCTATTCATCAGCAGACCATCGCTTTAGCGTCACACGCTGACATCCCGCGCCTGCTGACCTTACAATGATACGATAGAGACGTCCGCGCAGCATGACTTGACCATCAAGGTCAAGCAGTAATTGTTTCGCGTCCTCGGTAGTCATGATCGGTTCTGCGATCTCTGGATACGCCACTAAACTGCTAGGGAACTCCACCTTCCGCGTTAGTTCAGTCATCGCTCGCCTCCTTGCGTGCTGCTACTCGCGCCAACCGCTGGCGCTCCACCGCCGCCTCATAAATCTCCGGATCGTGGCCGTCTGCACGGTTGCCTCTGTTCCCCGCCTCCGGCTCGTCCTCCCACCGCCGCTGATTCAACCACGTCGCCGGGTTCGGGATGAACTGGCCGCCTTCCTTCTCCCAATCCGCACAGCCCAGATGCTTCTCAAGGCCCGCCATCACCGCGTCATATATGAGCTGCGAGGTGACCTTCTTCGCGAAGGACTCTTCGGCTTTGCCCTTGCCGCGCTTCTTCGGATAGATCTTCCAGAAGGAATTGAACCATTCTTTCTTATGGGTCTTGGTATGGGTCTGGGTCTCTTCTGGGTCTAGGGGGACGTTTACGGGACGTGGACGGGACGTTCTCGATACATGTTCGGAGAGGGCCTTCTCTTCCAGGTTTGCTGGCTCTCGCGGGAACCTCTCATCGGGGGTTACGTCAGCCCGCAGTATCCGCCTTGAATCAAGCAGGTGGATGTACTCGGAACCGTTCTCGGAGTACGTCGCTATCAAGGGTCCGACCGTACACGTAACGAGTTCGGTCCGCCAACGGCCCATATCCGTCTCGGTCACTTGCTTGGCTGCAAACCGATGGCCGTAGAGGTATGCAAGTAGTTTGCGTGGTTCACCGTAGAAGTTCCCGTAATCATCCGCCTGAGCAACGAGACGCGTGAATAGCGTCTCGGCCCCGATGGAAACCGTGTTCACTTTCTCGCTAAAAGGATAGCTTTTGAGAAGAGGATTCCAAGGCTCGCGCCGCGTTGTTCCTTTCGCTGGCATTCAATCAACCCCTTGCGAGTAGGTTGCGGGCGACCCGTCCGATCTCGCAAGACGGGTACGGATGACCCAACGGAAGGCCGCCCGCGCTTCTATTGTATCAGATCCGGCCACGGAAACCAACCTCCCTAGTCACCGTCTGGGGCTTCTGTTACCTCTTTGCCAGTCCGCGTCGGCGCCTCCAGCTGGCCCGGCGCAAGGCAACCTGAAGAGCTAAATCAGGACTGACCACGCCAAGAGAAGCGACTTGAATAGCGCCCTCAACAAGAGTAGCAATGCCGATTAGAACGATACCGATATTGGGTCCTTGTATGCGCCACTCTGCCTTCATCTCCCCTCCCTTCAGGCTACCGTCTCTGCGTGGTTCCGGGCGGATGCGCAGCCCCCACCTCTCGCGATGGCCGATGTTGAGCGAGCGGATCTGCTGTCAATTCGTGCTCATACGGCAAAGCAATCACCTCCTTCAGGCTACCGTCTCAGTCTTTCGTCTCTAACCACGTCGCGGATTCCGATGCAGGCCATCAGGATGGTAGAATGTCCTTTTGGCGTCACGAACTGCATCCCAATCGATCCTAGTCGCCTCTCCGATCAGCGCCGCGAGCCAGTCAGCAAGTGGAGCCGCCGCCCTGCCCGTGTCCTCGGTACGAATGTCTCGAAGAAGAATCTCGAAGATCTCCCGCAGCTTGTCCAACGGCACCAGCACTTTGTCACTCAGCGCGGAGGAAAGGGTATTGCGCATCTTAAACGCAGCCTGATATACACGGGCTGCGTTTGGACCGTGCATCCCATGAAGCGCCCCCAATTGGCACACTCCCTTGACTTCCTCGTGGTCGATCCATTCCCACGCCTTGTCGAACGCCTCCCGCAACTTCACGTTCTCGGCCTCCAGCGCGGCGAGTTCGGGAAGCAATTCGCCAAGCTCGATGTCGAAAACTTTATTGCGTCCGTCCAGCAAGCTAGATCGCTCCTTGAACCGTTCGATCGCATCAGTCATTCTCCACCTCCGAGTAGGGCGAGGGCTTCGTCAAGACCAGCCCACATCTTCTCCGTGCATTCTCCGCACCAACGGCAATCGTGTCCGTATGGTGGCGGGTATTCACTGTCGCGGTTTGCCTTCTCTGCTGTCAGCGCCGCCCACACCTTCGCATCCCGCTCGTCGCGTGCCGTGTTCACCTCTGCGAGCTTGGTGGCGATGAGGTCCGCTAGTTCATTGCAGCGTTGATCGCGTAGGCCCTTGAGAGAATCTGAGCGATTCTCATCAACAGCCGGGTAATGCTCTTCCGCGATCGCCCGTGCTAGGTCAGTCATCAGGGGCCTCCTTCATCGGTTTGCGGCAATTCTTACAACGCGGGATGTGTTTCCAGGGACGAACAGTCTTCTGTGTATGTCCGCAATGTACACACGTTGTCCGTTCTACGTGCATTCCTCATCCTCCTTTGGGCTACCCGCCCATCAGTCTGTTGCATCAAGCACGTCCCGCGTATTCTGCTTCGAGACTAGCCCCATGCCGTCAACGATCTCTTGCAAGCCTTCGGTGATTTTCTTCAGCCCATCCGCGATCAAGCGTAGCCCTACGGGGCGCAAGTCGCCGTCATCAGGTACAGGCGAGGGCGTATCCTCCACTAACGGGGCCTCTCGCTTCGCCAGGGTCGCAATCACGGCTTCGTCGTCCGCCTTCGCGACGGCGTAAAACGCGGTGATGTGCTTGCACAGTATGTCAGCCCTCGTCGGGCACTGGCATTCCGCGATTAGCTCGCCCTCCTTTACGCCGCGCTGGATCTTCACTTCATAGTCACGCTTCGCGAGATGCTCGCTGAATGAGTCGACGGTAGCCAGCATCGCGCCTGCGACGATCTCGCCTAGGTGAACATGGTCAGCGTAGTCAGCGGGTAGCGTCGGGATCTTCGCAAGGATGTCGGCGACGGCTACGTTCATCACGCGCCTCCCTTGATCATGTCGCGCAACTTGATACATCCGACCTTCGTCAGACCCTCACGCAGATTGATCCCTTGCTCCTTGGCGAACTTGAATAGCTCATCGTCACCCCATCCGCGCTTTCGCGCCGACAGTTGCGCCTCTTGCAAAGCTTTGACACCGGGACGATTTGCGAACGACGTGATGATGCGATCGAACTCAGGATAGTCGATCGGTTCGTCGACGGACTCGCCGGTCACTTCCTCGGACAACTCCTGTACAGCCTTCTTGACGCCGGGCACAGCCCAGTCCGGTAGCAACGGCGGCCCCCAGTAGAACACGGTGCCTTCCTTCGTCTTGGCGTAGAATGGGCACTTGGCGCTACTGGAATGACTCGTCTCTGCGAACATCTCACTAAGCGAGTACAGATATCGCCCGCCGCCTAGCTGTTCGAAGGCCCGCTTCTCTGAGTCGGAAAGCCCACCTTTGAATGCCTCGATGTTCGTCTGTCCAGCTCCGTTCTCTTTCCACTCCCAAGTCCCGCCCGGTGGATCTGGATTGCGATAATGCAATCGACAGATGATCCCAGATGTGCCGCCCGGAACCTCCATCACCCTAAACTCGGTCCGCCAACCCCACGGATCGAACGCCTTGTCGAGCCGATTGTGGACTGCCCGTGCCGTGATATATGGGACGACGATTGCCCACGCCTTATCGCCCTTCATCCCACTGCGCTGAATCCGCCACTCGACCTCCTCTGTGAAGAAAGGCCGCGCGATGATCTCGATTGCCTCCTTCATCGTCTCCGCTGCCATGCTGCCTCCTTACGTTAACTCTGATCCCCCCACTCCAAGAACATGTGAGCGAACCGTTCAGTTGCTGGAAAACGACTCGGGCCCGAATCGCAGCCAGTCGGCGTCTCCGGTCGACATTCCCTGCACGTGAAGACTTCGACATCACAGCATAGTCTGCAGTCATCGTGGCGATAGGCTGATGATGCAGGATTGCTGCGGAAGTTCTCAAACAGGTATGTGTACCGAAAGTGGGCCGACTCGCCGCACATCTCGCATACCTTCCTCACGCGAATCGATGTGACTGTCTTCGTCTCTCCCTCTCCAGGGAGCACATCAAGTGTTGCGACTTCCATGCTGCCTCCTTACCCTACTTCCTCCATCGTGCTTTTCCCGCACTCGGGGCAGATCCCATCCTCGTCTATCCCCACGTACTCGTCACGGGACCGTGATTCGTCAAAGCAATGCTTCGCCCATGCCTCCCCCGACATCGTGTGCTTGCAGTCGGAGCACCGGAGCGTTCCCGTCGGCGCTGACACGAACAGCTTGCCGCCAACGTCGATCTCGACGAGCTTGCCATTGCGGTAGCCTGCAAGGATCGCAGCGCCTAGCATAGTCTCGGGATCAACTCGCAGCGCCACGTAGTAGTATTCGCCGATCCATATGCCGCCTGTTGGTTGCGTCATGATTCACCTTGGGCTTTGGCGAGAATACGTTCCGCTGTTTCAACATCACTGTCCATGTCTGCGACCTGGATATCCGTCATGCCGCTTGAGTCGAGGAGGGTGAACCACGGAAGGACTCGCTTCAGCGCCTCGCGCATCTCTACCGCAGTAGCAAAGCAGTTGGCATACGCCCGCCCCTCAATTCCGTCCTCATCAATCGGCATGACGTCCGCGATCACAAACCCGTCTGTACGCCTAATCGTATAGCCATGGTGACAATCACTTGGATACATCTTCGCGGAAACGATTAGCTCTTTGTCCATCACCACACCTCTCCTAGTACGTGAGATACTCCCGGCCCAACTGGGCTCTCGCGGTAATCCGGCTCGTCGCGTCGATTCTCAAGGATGCCGTCGAGAATGTCTTGCTCGCGTTGCGTCAGCCCGCCCAGATATGCGCGCTCGATCGCGTAGCTATCGCGGCCCTTGTGGTAGTAGACATCCGCGCCATTGATCTTCAGGACGAACTTCCAGCCTGCGTAATCACTCATGGGGCCTCCGCGATCTCCGTTGCATGAACCAAATGGCCGAACGAACCGATCTTCCCGTACAGGACCTCGTCATCGATGGGAATATCGT